GATCAACGCCACCAGCTGCCGCTCGAGCAATTATCGTCCCCATTGTTTCATTCATGCTTTTCAAAATATCAGCAGCTTGTTGCTTATACGCAATCGCTTGGCTGCGGCCCTGGATCTTAGCCTGGGCTGCCTGGGCATTGTATGCCTTGCGCTGCTGCGCCCCCGCATAGAGCTGGGCGCCAGCAGAGACCACTGCAAATGCTAACTGTGACATTTTTAGTCCCCTATGCTGACGCGATATTCGATGCCGAGAAGATTAAGGCTCAACGGAGCTGTCTGCGTGATTGTGATCTGTCCCGTCTTGTTAAAGCCCAACAAACCGTGAAGCGTTTTAAGTCCTGTATATTTGGTGATTCTGGTTCTCGCCGTGTCTGGGATCCATTCAAGCTCAGGAAACGAAACCGCCTTCCCATTAACGCTCATGTTCTGGCTTTCGTAAACCAGGGCGTCGGTCTGCAATACGCGCTTATTCACGCCAATAACAGAACCTTGGGCCATCCTTGGCTCAACGGGCATGGTCTTAATCTCAACGTCATAGCCAAGCCCGATTACAAAGGACTCAAGAGCCGAATGAGAGAACGTCACTGTGTAAGGCGACGAAACCGAAACTGACCGTGTGCCGTAATAGGCGCCATCCAAGATCTCCTCGACAGTCAACCCGGCAAGGTGGCTGGCTGTTGTGCTCGATGCGTAACTCCCAGTGATCGCGCTATCAACGGTCAGAGTGTCGTCAAAACGCTCGAGCAAATAAGACCGCTCATAATCAGCCACCACCTCATCAGTAACAACGAATGATGCCGACCCCGAATTGCCCGTTCCAAGTGGATTTAGATCCGAGATCTTGATCGTGATCGTTGTAGAAGTGGTAGAGTAAACGGCAAGCTCGACGCCGTTATACAAGGTCGCGTTGAAATCACCCAAAAGCAACGCAATAATCGGATCATCGTCACGGTAGTCACGCATCCCCTCGATAACAACTTCATCGTTCACAGCGATCGAATGAGGCGACGGGTAAGTGATCTCCAAAAACACCCCAGCATCACTGATATTGAAATCAAACCCTGTCGGAGTAATGACAGCAGCCGTTTCTTTAAGGCGACTAACGACAGCATAAGCCACGTTATTTTCGACCGCGCAGGCAAGAAATGTCCCAGTCGTGACAAACTCGCTGGCGGCAATCACATTCTGCTCTGCCAGGATCGAATAGACGGTCATGGTGCCGTCAGAATTTACCAGGAAAATCCGGTCTGACTCATCAGACGAGGACGACCTGCTAATGGTAAGGTCGATGGGATCCTTGATAAGGTGCGAACTAAGAACAGACAAAACCCTGGCGCCATACGAGGCAACCGTATCAGAGAACTGGAAGCCGACGAGGGACTTGCCCTGGCGCTGCACAAAAACCGTTGCGCCATTAAGATCCTCGATCGGCACGCCAGCCTTTGCCCCAAGAGACGTTTGCGCACGCACCAGGAAATTGCTGGGAGTGATCGGGTTTGCTGTAGTCTGAATGACTACGAACTCGCCGCCCGTGGTAAAGATGCGCAAGTCAGAACTCGCAGCCATATTCACGATCGCATTGAGCTGTTTGGTGTTAAGAGTGGCCTCGACGCCATCATCATCAAGCGCAGTGCGAGGATCGAAGTTGTAGTATTCAGAAACCCGAGATCCCCATATTGTGTTTGGTCGGGACGTAGACCCCCCAAAATACAATCTGCCTTCATGGAACGCGGCGCTACGCGGCCAGCCTCGAGAGGCCGACCAAGTATCCTCATATCCGTTTTCAATTTCCCAATCGCCAGAAACAATCGGATCTGCCGAAAAGAAAGGCACCTCAACATATGCTTGAACAACTGTATGACTGTCGTATCTAACTATTCTTGCCTTCCCAAAGCCGTTTTTATTGTAGATGTAAGATCCCACTACGTCATCTTCAAACGGATTTATAGCATATTGAGATGTGTTATCTGGCGCTGTATCCCAGCCGCCATATACGGTAACGATCTTGGTAGATGCCACATAATCTTCAATATGACGTTTTTGCCCAGCGCCCGTGCCACCAGTAATGTGTATCCACATACCATTCGGCTGGTCGTCAACAGAAAAACTGGTGGCTGATTTTAGTGTGATTGTCGTAGAGGTTCCTGCTTGGGCTGTTCCATTATCTGTAGTCGTGCTCGATGCTGTGATCGTAATATTGCCCGTAATCGCACTTGGCGTGATACTATAAGTCGGCTCATGGACATCGACGACAAACGCATATTGTGGGACAAAATCGATCGGCAAAGCGCCAATCGTCCAGCTGGTATCACTGTTCCGCAAAATCCGTTGAGGCTCGAGATCCTCATGCACTAGGATCAGGGTATCGACAGCCTGAGTATAATTCAGCTCATTGAGCATGGCGGCGGTGATTGTTGTCGTAGCGTAATCGTTGCCGCTGCCATTGATATTTGTTTGCAGCACGCCATCCTTGAACACATACATACGCTGGTCCACAAAAACCAGGATGTAGCTATCCGTCACGCTGTATTCGAACGCAATGAGTTTGAACTCGGAAAAGCTGTTTCCGAAGTCATGCAGGAACTTTAAGCCTGGACGGCGCCGAACCCCGCCCTGAGGCTGAACGACCACGTTTTTCGCCCGCTCCAAGGCGTTGTTATACTGGGCAAGATCCACACGGGCACGCAGAAGAGGATCCAGCTCGCCAACTGTAAAGTTGCTCTGAAGCTGCAAAACCCTCGTCATATTAACCCCTCACGTCAATCAGTGAGTAATCCTCGATTGTCGGCGGCAGCTGGCCACGGCTATCTACATTCATAGCCTCTCGCAACAGGCCACCGCGCCCGCCATCTGCGGGAGATCCATATGCCACACCGCGGAAATAATCTGCCTTAGCAATTTGGTCGGTAATCACCACAGCAAGCTCAGACGCCAAAGCCGCCCTGAGAACGCGCACGAAATATGCAGGCATATTTGCCTCAGTTACTGTCGCCTGGTAATCGATGTAAACCGTGCTCATGTTGGTGAACAGCTGTGATCCATAAATCTCCCAGCCATAGCTCAGAGGTTTGATCCCAGCTGCGCTGCTTGCGAAAACAGCTTGGGGGTTTGAGATTCGATCAGCAGGAAGGTCGAAGGCGTTTTGCCACTCGTTCACTGGATCCGTTATGTTCTGCGAGAGCTGCACCTTTTTGACGCTCCAGCTCCACGGATAAACTGTTAGTAAGTGAGTTTTGAGATCAGGATAGAGAGCGCTGCACGCGGCGGCAGCATCAGATCCATCCGACAAGGAAGATATTGAAGAAGCGCCGAGAGATATCAGAGCCTCAGAGCAAACGGTAACGTCAGTGTCTCCTGTGGCCATCACGCGTCTCCATCGTGGCGAAGGAGGGGCCGAGTTTCCCCGGCCCCCGTTTCGTTAGTCGCTGTCGGTGTTCGCCAGCGTGGTGCCATCGTTGACGTCCACAACGCCGCCGCTGTTCGACAACACATAAACCAGTGTTGCGACAGCCGTGGAGCCAGTCGAAGTCAAGCAATAGATCAGATCGCCAACAGCCAACGTGTCGGAAAGGTCATTGAAATAACCTGCCGTGTTCACGGTGGCGATCGTGTCTGTCGTGGAATAGGAGTAAACCGCAGGGGCATTACCCTTCTTCGATGCTCCGATGGTTGCAAAACCAGTTGTCGAGAAAGCCATCAGTCAGTCCTCCTTATTCGGTGCAGCTGATCTTGACGATGCCTTCATCGTCGATCGCCACGGCGCCAGCAGAGAACATGGAGCTGACCAGGTAGCTGGTCTTTTCGGGGACATAGTTGATCTCCGATTTTTGCGCCATCGACTCGGCATAGCCCACAGCATCACGATGCCAGGCAAAGCAAGTGCGGGTGGAAGGCTTCGGCAGGCCACCCTCATCACGGTCGCCCATAGTCAGGATGTTGAAGCCCATGAAGGTGTTGACCTCGCCACGGACGAGAGCTTTCACCGCTGCGAAATCCGAGCTTGTGATCTCGGTTTCACCCAGCATGGCATCCAGCTGCGATGCGTGCATGAGCAGATAGCGGCCCTCAGAAGGCACGTTCTTCTCATTCATCGCCTTCGCGGTTGCGCGAAGTTTCTCGATGTTCATGTTGGTGCCAGCGCCGCCAACAGTGGTTGCAACGGTCGAGGGCGACGACGCGGCGTTCAGAGCATCGATAATGATCTGGTCCATGCGACGTGCGATCGACTTGGAAACAACCTCGACCAGCTCACGGCGCTCGTCGAAATTGATGTGCGACTGGTGGAAGATATCGCTGTATTCAGCAGCGATGTAGTCGCTCATAGTCGCGGTGACTTGGCTATAGGTTACGTTCAAAGGAGTGACGTCTGTCTGCGGAACGCGAACAGTTGCAACGCCTTTACCGATTTTCGGGAACTTTACAGTGTTCCCCTGAACGCCAGTGCGCGTGCGGCAAGTGCCACGCAACAGGGCTTCAGCTTGATATGCCTGCTTTACCTCTGACTCAAACAGGGTAACGAAGGCCGTAGTGACATTCTGCGCCATAGCAGAACCCTCCATAAAGAGTTTTGACCAAGCGCGATCCGTTATCCTGTGAGGGCGGTCGCTTGCGCGGTGATGGCCGCGCCACCAGTGGTATCAACCACAAGAGACGGGCCGCGCAAGCGGTTATCCGACAGGGGCAATCATAAACCCAAACGATAGCTTTAGCAAGAAATTATCCTTGCGAGGCCATCCATTGCTTTTCAATGCGCGATCGGAACGCAGTGTCTGTCCGCCATCGAGGATCAGCGATAGCGGCTTCCAGATCCTCGCGCGTCATATCTGGCGATTGTGCCGAGACTTGTGTCGGGATCCCCTCGTTCGTCAAAGCCTGGTGATATTTCAGGAACGCATTGATAGCATCCGCGCTGTCCAGGCTGTTGGCGATTGCCTCGCGCTCGTTGTTGTTGAGCGGCGCCTTCATCAGCAGGCGCTCGGCCATCTGGATCTTTTCAGCAGCACGCTCGCCCAGCTTCTGCATTTCCTGGTTGCGATCATACTCGAGCTGCTGCGCTTGCTCGCTGCTCAGTTGGAGAACACGCGAAGCAAGATCCTCGAAAGCAGCCTGGCTAATGCCGTTTTCTTTGGCCCATTCTTGATACGCACTGACAGTAGGATCATCTGGGTTGAGACCCGCATCCACCAGGTCTTTAAGATTGTAACCATTCTCTGGAACTTTGTGCTTACCTTGGCTAAATTTCTTCTGAAGCTCATTGTAGCTCTTTGCTAACTTTTCAACGTCAGGTCCATCCTCATCCCAAAACTTTTCGGGATAGTAATCAGGGCGCGTTAGTGGTTCATCGTCACTCTTTGCCGTTTTGGCGGGAGTGATATTGCTTGGTTCAGGATCGTGAAGCGGGATCGGAGCCTCTTGAGGCTGTGCAGACACATCTTCTTGGGCCTGGGGGCTGAGGAGCGGGGCGTCAGCTGAGACGTTATCCCGTCCTGCAATTTCCTGGTTATCCATTATTCGGTTCTCTCTATACGTTTTTCGATCATGCGGACGATCTCGGCCATCCCAGTCCTGACATATCCATAACTATGATCTTCGCCTGGATTCCAGGTTGGCCTCTCGATTGTAATTGACCGAAGGTGCAACAGCACCTTCTGGCCCTCTTCAGACTTGAACACGCGCCCATATAGGATATCGAGATCGTCCGCTTGTCTTGTCTCTATCCTGGGCTGCTCGATCAAGCCATCCCATCCCTCTTCCATTATACCATTGCTCCCGCCATCGCACCGCCATCACTCACAGCACCAGGCTGTGCGGGTTGCTGCGCCGCCATCATGGCTTGCTGCATCTGCATCATAATCTGTTCTTGTTCTTCTGGGCTGTTCAGAATGTTCTGATCGATCCCCAGCCGCTGCGCGATAAACGCAAGAACACGCGGCACTGAGATTGACGCTTGACCTTGTGGGCCCATAGC